ACACATTCCTCGTAGTGATGTTTTCTATATAAGAGAAAAGTATTACTTAGACACAGGACACTGGGTATCACTTGATAGAATGGAACGAGCTATGTTCCTAGAGAAGAAGTTAGATAGTAGAGATGTATTAGACCCGAAACGTAAACGGGATTGGGAGTATGATTATGACTTATAGATTAGGCAGAAGAAGTAAACAAAGGTTAGAAGGTCTCCACAAAGACTTAATAGCTGTAGTTGAAAGAGCCATACAGATTACTGAGATAGACTTCACTGTACTAGAAGGTATGCGTACCTTAGATAGACAGAAGGAGTTAGTAGCAAAGGGTGCATCAACAACTCTTAATTCTAGACATCTTACAGGTCACGGTGTAGACCTTGGTGCTTATGTAGATGGGCAGGTAAGATGGGATTGGCCTTTATACCACAAGATAGCTGATGCTATGAAGCAAGCAGCAACAGAATTAGAAGTGGACATGGACTGGGGTGGAGACTGGAAGTCTTTCCCTGATGGGCCACATTATCAATTAGCTTGGGGTACATACCCTAAGTAAAGGGGAGAGAGATTGATGACGGACGGTAACGGTAATGATTTACTGGAATTAAAATTAGAAGAAGTTACCAAGGACTTGCAGGAGATGGCAAAGAGAGTCCGTTATCTTGATAGTTCCCTAGCACAACTAAACTTAACATTGAGCTTACTAGAGCAAACTGTTAAGACTATTACATCCTTACAAGAGGACAGGCGGCAGTTCACTAACCGTATCCAATACTTTATAATTGGAGGGTTTATATCTGCTGCTGTTGCTTTTGTACTAAGTGGAGGCTTAGCGTTATGAAACCCATCGGAGCTAATATGTTAGCTATGTGCACAGGCTTTGCAATATGTGGAGTCGTGTTTTATGCAGTAGTCATATACTCCGACCTAGTAGATACCGTTAAAGTAGAAATCACTAAAGAGGTTGTCTGTACTGCGAACTCCGCATTAAACCATATAATATATAATCCACCGGGTTTATCATGATGCATATAACTCTATTCCTAGACTTAATAACTGTCGTGATGGCAGTGATGGTTATCTTGACAACCTTTAAAGCAACAAACAAACGAATGGTACTTAGGTTCTTATGTGGCACAGCAGCTATATTTTACCTATACGCTCAAACAGGTTGGGCAGCTGCATACGTCTCAGGAAACATCTGGGGTGCTATCTTCAACAACTATATCTGGTTCTTATTTAACTTCACAGTCTTCTGTACCTTGTTTGTAGTATTGAAAGAAAAGAAATGATAAGTACTTTATTACCTCTTCTAACTCCTATCATGGGTGACGTTCTTAAACGTATTATACCTGATTCAGATAAGAGAGCAGAGATTGAAAGAGAGACTAAGCTAGCCTTACTAGAACATGCTGACTCAATAGAGAAGGTACGTGGTGAGATAATACTAGCAGAAGCTTCATCAACTAACTGGTTGACTGCTTCTTGGAGACCTCTTCTAATGCTAATCGTTATAGCTATCATAGCTGTTAACTATTTAGTATTCCCTATAATAGCAATCGCTTACCCAGAGATCATGAACAATGTATTGGAATTACCCGATCAACTCTGGAATCTATTAACTCTTGGTGTTGGAGGCTACGTTGTTGGTCGCTCTGGTGAGAAGATGGTAGATAAGTGGACAAACCCAAGTAAAGGAAAATAGATGTTAGGTTACTGTTGGTCAGATAAGAATAACCCTTGTGGTAAATGTTTTGGATGTTGGAACTTAGACCCTGCTTCTATATCCGCTACTTTTAAATTAAAAAGTGGTACAATGTTAACTTCTATTTGTTTGTTTGATTACTGATGCCAAGTTCACCAGGATATAAAAGAGACTATAAGAGAGAGCGTGCTCTTCAACTTAAATCACCTAAGTCTAACTTAGCTGCTAATGCTTCTCGTAAGAGAGCTAGACGTATGTTAGAAAAGGGTGGACTAGTTAAGAAGGGAGATGGTAAAGATGTTGATCATAAGAACCGTAACCCTAATGATAACTCAGCAAAGAACCTAAGAGTACAGCCTAAGGGAACTAACCGTAGCTTCTCTCGTAAGGCACAAGCTCATAAGTATAACAAGGGTGGGTATGTCGCATGTGGTGCGTCTAACCCTGGAACTCATAAGAGGAATAAGTAATGGATATAAGTAAACATAAAGATGCTTTGAAGAAAATAGGGTATGGTGTCTCAAGAGATCAAGTAATTAACTCAAGAGGAGACGTTGTAGGTCAATGTGACCCTTACGGTGGTTTCCTATGTGATGTTAAAGAGATAATGGACATTGTATGTGCACCTGAGAAACCTGCTAAGAAAAAGGAAGAGCCTAAGTATGTACGTGCTAGAGATGAAGAAGGTCTCTTTATATCGGATGACCCAGAGACTCTTGATATTAACGAAGCATGGGTTAAAGCGTAATGACAAAGAGAACCCTCACAGAGAAGCAAGAGTTATTCTTAGCTGTTCTATTTGAACAGGCAGAGGGTGATCCTTTGATGGCTAAGAAGCTAGCAGGATACTCAGATAATGTTTCAACTTCATCAATTACAGCTTCACTAGTAGACGAGATAGCAGAGCTTACACGTAAGTTCATAGCTCAGTCTTCAACTAAAGCAGCATATACAATGTTCAAAGTAATGGGTGATGTAGATATGTTAGGTGCTAAAGAGAAGATGACTGCTGCTAAAGACATTATGGATAGAGCAGGATTTGTTAAAACAGAGAAGGTGGAAGTATCTACTGTAGAACCAGTATTCATTCTACCTGCAAAGAAAGAGGAATAGTATGCCAGTTAAGAAAGACCCTAGACTAGCAAGAGCAGGTGTATCAGGTTTCAATAAGCCTAAGAGAACTCCTGGCCACCCTAAGAAGTCTCACGTTGTTGTTGCTAAGGTTGGAGACCAGATTAAGACTATACGTTTTGGTGAACAAGGTGCTAGTACTGCAGGTAAACCTAAAGCAGGTGAATCAGCAAAGATGAAGAAGAAGAGAGCATCATTTAAAGCTAGACATGGTAAGAACATTGCTAAAGGTAAAATGAGTGCTGCTTACTGGGCTGATAAGGCTAAGTGGTAATGGCTGTTAAGAAACCTAAAGCTAAGAGTAAAGTAAACGAAGCAGGTAACTACACTAAACCTACAATGCGTAAAGCTCTATTCAAGAAGATTAAAGCAGGTACTAAAGGTGGCTCAGCAGGTCAGTGGTCTGCACGTAAGGCACAGATGCTAGCTAAAGAGTATAAAGCTAAAGGTGGGGGTTACAAGTAATGAAACCTAGTCAGAAGTCACTTAATAAATGGACTAAAGAGAAATGGGGTACTAAGTCAGGTAAACCATCTACTCAAGGCTCTAAAGCTACTGGTGAGAGATACTTACCTAAAGCAGCTAGAGAAGCATTAACAGATAAAGAGTATGCAGCAACATCTGCTGCTAAACGTAAAGGCAAAGCGTCTGGTAAACAGTTCGTTAAACAACCAAAGAAAATAGCTGCAAAGACAGCTAAGTACAGGTTCAATAAAGGTGGTTATGTTGCATGCGGTGCATCTAATCCAGGAACTCATAAGAAAACTACTTGACAAACTAATGTGTGTGTGATATAAAGATGGCTAGAAAACAAGCTCCAACATTAACTGCTATTCCCGTAGACCAAGCATGGAAGATTCCTAAGAGAGGTTTAGACGGAGAGTACTACCCAATAGTAAGAGTAGGTAGACATATTCCTTTTGGATATGAGCAAGATGAAGGTGACAAGGATATACTCCAACCAATACCTGAACAACTAGAAATGTTAGAGATGGCTAAGAAGTACTTGAAAGAGTATAGCCTCCGCCTAGTAGCTAGATGGCTAACAGAACAATCAGGTAGATATATTTCACATGTAGGATTAAACAAACGTGTCAGCATCGAAGAAAAACGAAGGTACTCGGCCTCAGCCCATAGAGAATATGCAAGGCGCTACCAAGAAGCAAGCGAAAAAGCGAGAGTCATCGAAGAAGAAAGACTCGGTGGTAGAAGTACAAGAAAGCTCGATAGCGAAGACTGAACCAACTCCTACCTACGCACAACCTAAACCAGAGCCTATTGATGTCAAGAAAGCACAAGACATTATCTTCGCTCCTAATCCTGGCCCTCAGGAAGACTTCCTAGCTTCTAGCGAGCAGGAAGTTTTATACGGTGGAGCAGCAGGTGGTGGTAAATCATATGCGATGGTTGCAGACCCAGTACGTTACTTTAACAATGGACAGTCTAGAGGATTGTTAGTTAGACGTAGTACAGAAGAATTAAGAGAACTTATTTCAGTATCTAAACAGTTATACCCAAGGGCTATCCCAGGTATTAAGTTTATGGAAAGAGATAAGACTTGGGTAGCTCCTAGTGGTGCTACTTTATGGATGTCATATCTTGATAGAGATGATGATGTTATGAGATATCAGGGACAGGCTTTTAACTGGATAGGACTCGATGAGCTTACACAGTGGCCTTCCCCTTTTGCATGGAACTACATGAGATCACGTCTACGTGCTACTAGTGCTTCTAAGCTACCTCTTTATATGAGAGCAACAACAAACCCTGGTGGCCCAGGTCACTTCTGGGTTAAGAAGACTTTCATTGACCCTGCACCTGCTAATACATCTTTTAACGCTACTGATGAACACGGTGAAGTAATCGAATGGCCTAAAGGACACTCAAGAGAAGGTGAGCCTTTATTTAAACGTAGGTTTATACCTGCTAACTTGTTTAACAATCCATACTTAGCAGAAGATGGAATGTATGAAGCAAACCTACTATCAATGCCAGAGCATCAACGTAGACAGTTATTAGATGGTGATTGGAGTATATCAGAAGGTTCAGCCTTCAGTGAGTTCAGTGTTAAGAAGCATGTAATAGAACCATATGATATACCAGATAGTTGGGCTAAGTTTAGAGCATGTGACTATGGTTACGGTTCGATGACAGCAGTATTATGGTTTGCTGTAGCTCCTGATGAACAGATAGTTATATACAGAGAGCTATACGTTAACAAGACTACTGCTTCTGATTTAGCAGATATGATTATAGAGATAGAAAAAGGTGAACGTATAAGATATGGAGTACTCGATAGCTCTTTGTGGCACAATCGAGGAGACACTGGACCTAGCTTAGCAGAGCAAATGATTCAAAAGGGTTGTCGTTGGAGACCATCAGATAGATCAAAAGGCTCACGTATAGCAGGTAAGAACGAAATACACAGACGACTTCAAGTAGATGAGTTTACAGAACAGCCTAGAATAGTCTTCTTTAATACTTGCCGTAACATAATATCAGAATTACCCTCTCTTCCTCTTGATAAGAACAATCTAGAAGATGTAGATACTAAGAGTCCCATAGATCACGGTTATGATGCTCTAAGATACGGTCTAATGACTAGACCAAGATCATCACTTTGGGATTATGACCCTTCTACACAACGATCAGGCTTTCAAATGTCTGACCCCACATTTGGCTACTAAGGAATAAAACATGGATGAGTACGAAATGGACGAACAAGTAATGGAAACTATCATGGATGATGCAGAATCTTCCTTTGTAGATGACATAAAAGAAGGCGATACAACAGATGAGCCAGTAGGTAAGGTAGTTACATACGTTACTGAACGTTTTAAGAGAGCTGAGACAGCTAGATACACTGATGAAGAGCGTTGGGTTAAGTCTTATCGTAATTATAGAGGCATACGGCCCTGACGTACAGTTTACAAACACTGAAAAGTCTAGAATCTTCGTTAAAGTTACTAAAACTAAAGTATTAGCTGCATATGGCCAGTTAGTAGAGGTTTTATTCGGTAATAACAGGTTCCCTATCTCTATTGACCCTACAACTCTACCAGAAGGTATAGCAGAAGCTATGCATTTTGAGTCTAATCCAGATATGCAGAAAGCTAAGGCTGAGAGTGCACCTGAGATTAGCCCTGAGGACTCCAAATTACGCCCAGGAGAGACCATCCCAGACCTTATGGAACGATTGGGTGGATTAGCTGATAAAATGGCTCCAGTGGCTGATATTATGGAGGAAGGTGAAGGTAGAACTGCTACTGAAGTAACCGTACACCCTGCAATGGTAGCTGCTAAGAAGATGGAAAAGAAGATACATGACCAATTAGAAGAATCAGGTGCATCTAAGAAGCTTAGAACTGCTGCATTTGAATGTGCTTTGTTTGGTACAGGTGTCATGAAAGGGCCCTTTGCTGTAGATAAAGAATACCCTAATTGGGATGAAGAAGGTAACTATAAACCTCGTGTTAAAACAATGCCTCAGTGTGATGCTGTTTCAGTATGGAACTTCTACCCAGACCCAGACGCTAACT